TCAGCCGCCCCCGCCTATGTGCTCGTCTGCGAAGAAGTAGTGCAGTGAGGAGGCGTCGATTGGCGGTGCATCGAACCGGATGGGATCAGACAGCGAATCTCCGATGCCACTCTCGTTCAAGAACGCCTGCAAGCCGCGCGCAAGGCATTCGGTAACGTCACCGAGGAGCTGCCCTAGGTCGCCCAGCATTTGTTCGAGCCCTTTCATGGGAACCTCAGGGTTCACATGGCTCATCGCTGGTAGCGCGGCTGCCATGTCTGCCCAGTGGTAATAGGTGTCGCCATAACGATTGCCCACATAGACGTAGGCACCGCTGCAAATCGTGTCATCCAAGTACGGTGCCCACTGATTTGCCTTCATGTAGTGGAATCCACCCTTGTTGCGTATCCAGCCGAGCCACTCTAACGCCTCATACTGCTTCAGAACGGCATCCCATTTGTCATTCAAGCCATCGACCTTTCCGAAGTAGTCGGCGCGAAGCACCTCAGCAACACACTTCTTCCCCAAAGCGTCATCGTGGAGGGCCTCATACACCTTTGCAGACAGCAGTCGTATCAGGAACATCGTGATGGCCACCCCTGCATCTTCTTGCGGCCCGGGGTTGCCCGGGGACCTGCGGCTTGAATGTGCCCATTTCTGCAAGAGAATCAGCTCGTTGAAGACATGCCCGACCAGAGCGAAGACGTACCGCTGAAGCGGACTCAGCGCCTGAAGGGCGGTCTCAGACAGCTCCAGACGTTTGACTTCTGCTTGCATCGCACCCCCATTACTATCTTCACGCCCCGATAATCGGGGTTTTGGCCAGCCAGGCCCGGCATGATTCACGCCCCCAGTTGCAGTCATGATCCGGGGGCCTCTGATAAACAATGCCCCCTGATTTTAGGGGATCTTTTCGGCCTCGTTCCCATCGAATTGACGGAGTTCCGCAGGCATAGTACTGTATGCCCATACAGTACTCGTAACGCCATGCCCAAGCCGCCCCTCCCCTCGATCCAGTCTCCGACCGCGCGCCAGCTGCGAGAAATCTGGCGCCGGTATCCCGAAGGGCACGAGGTACGCACACTCATCATCGAAATCGTGCGCATGCGGCAGGTGTTGGACGAGGCGGAGCACTACCGCGAGATCGTTGAGCAGGTCTGGAAAGAGGACACGGGAGGGTCACACCTCGTCGCGCTGTACAAGCTGCGGCGGCTTCTGCAGGATGAGGCCGGACGGACCTAACGAAACGATGGCCTTAGACGCCGTGATTCCTTGCGTACCCGATCCGTACCCCTACCGTGCGCATCCACTGCTTTCGGGCCTGTACCGCATCGGCAAACTCAATAAAGTAGCCAAGGTGCACTTGCTTGCTGTTCTCTCCCATAGCGAGCGCACGCCAGCGCTTCCGATCCTCACGCCATGAGACACCGGTAACCCCGGTTGTGTTGCTCGCGTACAGCCCTCTATTGCGGCCGTTAGTCTCATGCGACACTGCGAACAGGTTCCGTTCGCTATTGTCATCGCGCTTCCGGTTCCGATGGTCGATCTCCATATCGACCGGACATTTCCCATGATACAGGGCATAGCAAATACGGTTAGCTCGATACTGCACACCGTCTAGCAGCACGTAGCGATAGACGCGCGTCCCGTGTTCTTTGCATGCTCGCTTACCTGCATACCGCTGGTTCCACCGCAATTGTTCAATTTTCGTATCGAAATGACAAAGCGGTCGTTCCAGCCAGATTAGTCTTCCGCTGCCTTTGGTAGTGCGGAAACACTGGCGCAGATACGATGTTTCGGGAAGTGGGCGAGAAATAGTAGCCATGATGTAACTCCGATTTGGTTGAGTTACATCAAATTGGCCAAGGGTGCCCCACTCCGAATAAGTTTAGTTTTCTGACAAAAAACAGGGGGTTCCGGACCCTGAGCTTTGCCAGCCCTCTACCCGTAATTTGATAGAGATTAGGAAATTCCCCTCTACCAAGTTACAAATATCATGCACCCAGTCGAATTCAGTGCCGACGTTATCGAGCAGCTACGGGCACAAATACAGTACAACCCGCGAACAGGCTTGATCCGCAACCGCGAGACCAACCGCGTTCTATCTGGGGCGAAGGTTTTGCTCCGTACCGGGGGCCATGTGCGTAGCGTGCAGATCGGCCGCGCAATCTATGCACTGCATAAAGGCGAAGACCTTCCGCAATACCATGTCATCGTCTACCGGGACAGCGATTCAACAAATCGCAAGTGGAGCAACCTAAAAGTTATTCGCCGATCCGAGTTAGATAAGGTAGCGCGAACTCCGCCAAACCTAACTCAGTACTATACGTTCTTTCACGAATGCTTCCGGCACGACAAAAAGACCGGCTACTTGATATGGCGTAAGCGACCGGTCCATCATTTTGTGTCTGAGAGTATTCAACGAAAATTCAACACCCGATTTGCAGGTAAGCGTGCTGGAACACCACAGGGGCGCGAAGGCCGACGACAGGTCCATTTCATGTGCAACGGGATACGCATGGACCCCCTAACCTCCAACATCATTTGGGTGATGAACAGCGGTTGCGACGTTCCGCCCGGTTACATGGTGACACACGCTAACCGCAACCCGGACGATGAGCGCATTTGCAACCTCAGATTAGCAACCCCTGCACAGCACGCATCTACCCGTATCGCACGCAAGTCTAAGTCGGGCGAGCGCGGCATACGTGTGTTCACCAATTACATTCGGGCTGAGATTCGTTGGACCGGCCCAGACAAGAAAATTATGTGCGAGTGGCACAACTTCGAACCTGATGAAATGGAAAAAGCTAAGGCGTGGCGACGTGCAAAAGAACTAGAGATATGGGGACCGCTCGCCGTCCGCGATGAGGAGGAATGGTATCAGCGGGCTGCGGACGAGGTGATGATCGAAAAGCGATATTGGCGTCAACACAGAGAAACAACGAACGCCGAACGGAAAGCCCGTCGCGATGCAGAACGAAAAGCGGCGGCCGAAAAGCAGGAAAAGATAAAGCGCGGCATTCTTGTATCGAAAGCAGAGGTTTCGAATATTAAGCTATCTCACATACGCCGTCGAAATACCGCTGCAAACGCTGAGACCGTGAGTTTTAGTCTGATTTAACAAGCGCTCAAATAATGAATTGTAGCGCATGTACAGCATACCAGACTGAGCGAAAAACGGGGCTCGCAGCCAACTGGACATAGCGTCAATTTACATTGCATTGATAAAAAACCTTCCACCCAAATCACAATCACAGAGGAACACCAAAATGACTATCATCCAAAACGCGACGAACTTCAAAGACCTTATCGAAAACGAGACTAAGCGCGAGCGCGAACAAACGCCAACGTACAGCATCCATCTTTTCGCATCGGACCTTTCGGACGGCGACCACGCTACCCTAAATGTTGAACAACATGACGGCGAGTCGATCACGGCGTTTCAAAAACGAATCGCGCGGGTAATCGGTATTATTAATGAGCTATACGACAACTCGCTTGGATACCGTCGCTCGCTGTTTGATTCGATCTACGCGGTGAAGACAACTGACTTTAAGATCCGCTGCAACTTCGATGGTTTCGAAAATACGAACAACCTGTGGAAATAAGCGGGGGTTGCAATCATGTGCGCGAAACCACTACAGAGAAAAACGCTTGACGACCTAGACGACAAAGAGGAACGGATATTTACACTTTTGGCCGATGGTCAGTCGCTGCAGAAAATAGCGGAGGCCGTCAAGTGTAGCCGACAGTTTTTGATGAAATGGTTGCGCTACACGTCGGAGCGGTACAAGCGTTACGAATCGGTTAGAGAGGATGCGGCACACATGCTAGCCGATGACATTGTTGCCGGTGCCGAAATGACGCTTGAACGTGCGATGCAGGGTAAGGCTACAAAGATCGAAGTTTCAGCACAGCAGCTTGTGGGCCAGAATAAAAAGTGGCTTGCCGGTGTCTGGAACGCGAAGTACAAGGATGGGGCGCAAACAACGGTCAACGTCGATTTGGGCTCGTTATTCCTGACCGCGATGCGCAACCCTGTAATGCTGGCGCACGAGGTTAAACACGAGCTAGAAGCGGGCTCCCAGTGGACGCAAATAACGCCTACTGTAGACGCTCTAGAACATCAAAAAACGCATGACCGCGCGCCCCAACTTCCCACAACTGAGAAACAGCTTAGGGATATGGAATTCAAGGTGATTGAAAATGAAACAGTACATTCGCAACACGTGGCGTCTGCGCCTACACCGACGAAAGGTGACAAAGTGACACTAGACGAACTGATTGCCAACGCTCAGGCGACCGATATAGCGGATAGCTTGAAGATCAACGATGCTGAGCTATTTGGAACACCTGCAAAGCCCGCTGAGCCAACAATTAATCCGGTGCAGACGCAGCATATAGAGAAGCCCGTTCCTCAGCAATCGCGCACAGTGCAACAGCCTGTTAGACGTGTGCTTAATGCTCCGGTGTCTCGAGTAGCTACGCGGATCGGGAAGTAGAACACTGTCGATCGTGTGCACGCTCAGCAGATACGGCCTACGGCCGGTTTCGCTACCGATGCACGATTACGCGACGACGGGAAATAAGGCAGCAGCGGACGCTTCACGGGCTCAAACAGGCTGAGATGGCGTCGAAATACGCTCAACGGACCCTGCTCGCACCTGCCTGCAACGGATTCACCCTGCTGCAACGGATTTAGACAGCGGAAACCTGATTTGGGTAGGGAAACACGCATTCTCACGCACTGGTAGCGGATGCGCACGTATTTGGCTTTGACGGGACACGATTTACCCGTGCGCCATTTATTCCACGTTACGCGATCTGTCGTCGTAATGCGCGATATAGGCAGTTGACTGGTCCACTACTCCCGATCCTGCTCGTCGTCCCGTCATCATCGGCCAATGCTCCAACCTTACAGCGCGATCCGCACATAATGCCAGTCAACCTTACAGCACTTTTTGAGTGATACTGCTTTTTCTTTATTAATCAATGCTTTGAGCTAACATTACATCGCTTACACGCTTTACATAATAGCGTCTAACGAATTTTGGGCCACTCTGCGGCTGCTATCTGCGTGATATCGGAATAAAGAACGAAGCCAACTATCGGTCGCGGTTATTAATTCGCGATGCGGGATGATTGCCTAGTCCAGCGCCGATACTACGAACGATTAACATTCTCATTCGTTTCTCGATTCTCATGCGCATCTATCGCGATGCAGTGCGGCACCCCCTCCCCTTAATCGGAGGGCCGGGGCGAGTTTGGGAACACTCCCATATCTATGTGCAGTATCCCCCAAAAAATTCCGTATCAACTTAGCAAAAAACCCGGTCTTTGTCCACTCCCTACACCCCGCGCACAAAAAATTTTATTAATTGAGAAAATATTCCTATGGCCCGCACTCGCAAATCACAACAAAATAAATCCCATTCAGATAAACCGAACCTCTGCTATTCGGAAGTCCACGAATGCTATCTACCTGTAGGGCAAACAGAACCCAGCGAATACGTTCCAAACCCAATCCACGTAAAAGTGCATACGCCTAAGCCGTATCACGCTTACTTCTCAATGGACGAGGTTGAAACGGCGGTCGAATGGATGGGGCAACAAGTGGCACTACACGGCGTGAAAGCCACCCTTACTCTCAACCCACAATAACAGAGGCAGTCATGCTACTTGATGACCGCAAAGAGCACACAAAGCCAGATGGCAAGAAGGTGAAAATGCGATATACCGACAGGGATCTAATTGAATATCATTTTTCAACCTTGACCGATATTCTTTCTAATGCAGAAGACAGGGGAGTAGTTATTGATTCTCTGTTGCGCAAACCATCCGAACTCAAAAGGTTGTAATCATGGAATTCTTACATGTCATCGGTTATACAGTCTTCGGTTTCATTGTAGGCGGCGGCTCATTTTTGTTCGGCCGCGACCTATTCCGGTTTGTTAAACACAAACTCAGCCAACTTCATCCGACTGTAATTCCCGCATTCTCATCTGAATCATACAAAGAATTACCGCAGGCTCCGGCCGAATGGTATGTAAAACACTGGCGCGCCCGACTACGCGATAACGAAGCATCGCGGAGTCAATTAGATGGCGAACACGCACACGAACAGCCTACCAAGTGATAACAATCCGTTTGTAGAGTTCAGATCCCGCTACTATCACGATCCTTGTCTATTCGTTCAAGAGGTATTAGGAGCCGAAGCCGACGACTGGCAACGACGGTTTCTGAACGCTATTGGTGAGGGTAAACGGAAAATCTCTGTCCGCAGTGGTCACGGCGTTGGCAAATCAACGACAACAAGTTGGGCCGCTATCTGGCATTTTTATACTAGGTTCCCGCAGAAAACGGTTATCACCGCCCCTACTTCTGCGCAGCTATACGACGCCCTCTATTCTGAGCTAAAGGCTTGGATGAAGAAAATGCCGGACGTGCTACTCGCCATGGCCGACATCAAGACCGACCGTATCGAGTTTGGACCGGCCCCCGAAGAATCGTTTATCTCGCTCCGTACATCACGGCAGGAACAGCCGGAAGCGTTGCAAGGTGTGCACTCGGAAAACGTGCTGCTGATTGGTGACGAGGCGTCAGGTATTCCAGAGGCAGTTTTCGAAGCTGCATCCGGCTCTATGTCGGGACATAACGCCTGCACGATCCTACTCGGCAACCCTACGCGTAGCTCCGGCTTCTTCTATAAGACCCACTGCGGTGTTATCTCGGGCGAGTGGTTTACGCTCAAGGTTGACTGTCACCAAAGCGTGCGCGTCTCCAAGGAGTACATTCAGGAACAGGCACTACTATTTGGCGAAGATAGCAACGCTTTCCGTATTCGTGTACTTGGGGAATTCCCGCTCTCTGACGACGATACGGTTATTCCGATGCACCTTATCGAGTCGGCAATTGATCGCGACGTTAGAGAAACACCAGACACTAGACCCGTATGGGGGCTAGACGTTGCGCGATTCGGTACTGACCGAACAGCCCTATGTATCCGGCACGGAAACGTTGTCCGGGACAATATCGAATGGTGGTCGGGCCTTGATACGATGCAGACCGTAGGAAAGATCAAGCACCTATACGACAACTGCACGTATCAGGAGCGGCCGCTAGAGATACTGGTGGACGTTATCGGGCTCGGTGCCGGTGTTGTAGACCGGGGCCGCGAAATGGGCCTCCCGGTGCGCGGGGTCAACGTTAGCGAAGCACCAGCGCTAGGCGACAAGTACATCAATCTGCGGGCGGAACTTTGGTACAAGTGTCGCGAGTGGTTGGAAACATGGGCAGTTAAGCTACCGAACGACAACCAGCTAAAAGCAGAATTAGCGACCGTCCGTTACGATTTTCAATCGAGCGGCAAAATCAAAATTGAATCCAAGGCCGATATTAGGAAGCGTGGCGTCCGCTCCCCCGACATTGCGGATTCGCTGATTCTTACATTTGCTTCGGATGCGGCAACCGCGGGCAATCCAGCGTCGTATATGTGGAATTCTAAAAAGCCGCTTCGCCGTAATGTTCCGCGCGTCGCCTAGGCAGGGTCCAATTTAATACAGTATCTACCATGATACATACTCCGTAGTTGTGCTTCGGCGGGGGTAAATGGCTTACCCCCGTCCTTTTTCGATATTCAAGGGTTGCCCTATGTTTAAGCCTAAAGACGCGGGGACGACCCGCCATCAAGACACAAAAGAATCAAAATCCGCGACCAAGAAAATGGGCACGTTCGCCGATAAATCAAACAAACTTGGTCACGGCGGGCGCGCTACCCAACGTGCGAAAAAGAATATGCCGGACGGCGTGATTGGCGAAATCGCACGCTATAAGGGCGCGACTCCCAGTCAGCCGAATTTTCACGGCAAGCAAGGCAAAGCCACAAAGAAGTAACAACACCAGTGCATTCGCACCTCTTCGTTCATTAAGGTAAGCATCATGGCAATTAAAAACTGGCTGGCTGACAGCTATGCAACTCATGGCAATTCAACGTCGAAATCAATCCCGAAGTCGGGGACGAGTTGGGACCGCGACGAAAAGCCACTTAAGGCAGTGGCAAACAAGGAAGGTTCCAAAATCACTCGCCAAGGCGATAGCTCAGGTGGCGGACGCTCGACTATTTCGAAGAATACGCCGGTCGATTCGAAGGCTGCGCGAAATAAGACCGCTATGGGTCTCATGAATCCGGAAAAAGGCAATGGCAACCCCCGCACCGCCCCGAAAGCAAATCAGAAGCGCGGTTCGTATTAAGCAATAACGCAGGGTCACGACTACCCCTCATCCACTGAGGGAAACATGGCACGACGCCGACGCATGAAAGCGCCAGTACAAGGCGGAAAAGACTTGTTCAATACGCCAAGTAAGGCGATGCAAAACGGGTCGCAACCTTGGACTCAGCGTGGAATACAAAAACAAGGTGGAGAATACGACGGTTCAACGCTTCACCAAGGAAACAACTACTTTGACCGACTAGAAAAAATTGACGATTACCCGGCTGGCGCAGATCGCGCACAGCAAGGTGCGGTCAACAGTGGAAACTTTCGAGCTGAACCGCTAACGGATGAGGAATTGGGCTCCATCATCCAGCAACAGCTAACGGACGCCCGAACATTCATTGATTACGAAGTCGGGCCACTTCGTGCGCACGCTACGGAAGCCTATAGAGGGCACGTAGAAGTTGTGGAACCGGGACAAGGTGACTCCGGCTACGAGGATGCAGCATTAGACCCGGCAGGACGCTCGCAAATCAGCAGCCGCGACGTTCGGGACACGATCCTTGGAATGATGCCCGACCTAATGCGTATGTTCACGTCCTCGAACGATATCGTGGAGTTTGAACCGCAGGGCCCGAAAGACGTTCCTTTTGCTGAACAGGCTACGGACTTCGCTAATTACGTGTTCACGCGTGATAACGATGGATTCGGAACACTGTACGCGGCAATCAAAGACGCACTCGCATACAAAACCGGCATAGTTAAAGTTTGGTACGACGATTCCGAAGTCGTCCGCACTGAAAACTATTCCGGTCTTGATCCGGTTGCCCTCGACCTACTTGAAAAAGACGATGATGTTGAGGAAATCTCGGTAATCAAGGAATACGACATTACCCCTGACATGTCGGCGCTTCCTATTCCGATCATTGACGCCAAAGTTAAGCGGCGGACAAAGAAAGGGAAGATTCGAATTGAGTGCGTGCCGCCCGAAGAATTCTTGATCGACCGGCGCGCCCGTAGTCTCGAATGCGATACGCCTAGTGCACGTGGCTTTAACGTTGTGGCGCATCGTCAGGTGATGACGACCTCTGAACTAGTAGCCCTTGGCTACGATGAGGACGTGGTACGCGAACACGTAACGAGTAACGAACTCGATATGAACGTGGAACGGATCGCGCGCCAGCCATGGGCACGAACCGTAGGCGGCTTTGAAGGCGCTAATCCAAGCCTGCAACGTGTTCTTTACTGCGAAGCCTACGCATGGGTTGACTCCGATGGTGACGGCATTGCAGAGCTACACAAGGTTTGCACGCTGGGCCCGTCTTTCAAGATCGTGGCACGCGAGCCCGTGGACTTTATCCCGTTCGCTGTATTCCATTGCGATCCGGAGCCGCACACGTTCTTTGGACAGTCGATTACCGACGTCACGGCCGACCTGCAACGGATCAAAACGCAGGTTTGGCGCGATAGCCTCGATTCGCTCGCTCAGTCGATCCGCCCGCGTATGGCGGTCGTTGAAGGGCAAGTGAATTACGACGACATTCTAAACAACGAAACCGGGGCCGTGATTCGCATGCGCGCGCCGGGGATGGCTCAGCCGCTTATCACCCCGTTTGTGGGTCAAGACGCGTTTGGAATGATCGAGTACACGGACACGGTGCTTGATAAGCGTACAGGCGTCTCAATGCAGTCTATGGGGTTGTCCGCTGACACGTTGCAATCGACTACTGCTTTAGCTGTTCAACAGCAAGTTAGCGCGAGCCAAGGCCGTATCGAACTCATTGGACGGATTCTGACAGACGGACTCCGACAAGTGTTCAAACTCATTCTGAACCTGAGTTGCAAGTATCAGGATAAACCGCGCACGATCCAACTGCGGGGAGAATGGGTAGACGTTGATCCGCGTTACTGGAATGCGGATATGTCTGTAAATATCAATGTCGCACTTGGCACCGGTACGGCTCAGCAAAAGATTCAGGCACTGGTACAGATCGCAGCAAAGCAGGAAATGCTACTGCAAACGCTTGGACCGCAAAACCCACTCGTTAATCTCAGCCAGTATTCTACAACTCTGGCAAAGATCGTTGAACTATCCGGGTTTAAGAACGCTGGCATGTTCTTTAATCAGATTCCGGGTAACCAACCGCCTCCCCCGCCCCCGCAACAGCCAGCCCCCCAGCCTGACCCGGACATGATTCGGGCTCAAACGGAACAGCAGACGGCGACTCAGAAACTCCAATTAGAAGCGCAACGCCTACAACTGGACCAACTGAAAGCGGCTCAGGAGGATCAACGCCTACGCGAGAAAGATGCAGCACAGATTGCATTGCAGCAATACGAACTTCAACTGAAGTATCAAGCCAAGTTGCAGGATTCAGCAATCAATCAGATGCGTGAAGACACACATAACCAACGTGCGCAAGACACGGCATTAATGCGTGACGCTATGCAACACGTAGCTGATGCGCATGCAAACGTCTACAACGCAACATCACAGTTTCAACAGCAGCCAAACCCGGAGCAAGCCGGATTTTAATCGGTGGTTACCATGAGTCAGCAAACTAAAGAACAGCAAATCGCGCTGGGTCAGAGCGCAAAGCAACTTATCGAAAATCCTGCTTTTCAGGAAGCTATCCGGCGAATGGAAAAGCAGTTTTATGAAGAATGGCGAAAGGCTACGACCGCAGAGCAACGCGAACGTCTGTATCTCCATATTTCAGTTCAACGCACTTGGTTTAATTGCCTGAATTCCATTTTGGGTGACGGCCAAGTGTCGGCGCAGGCTATGGCTGCTGCACGCGGCAACACCCGTTAATTCGGCCAACTCTGTAACTACGACGGTAACACATCCGCCGCCCCCCCTATCGCTCCAATTTTATTAAGGAAAAGGCAAATGACAACGCAAGCCAATACTCCGGGCTCCGGAACTGGTGTTGATTCAGCCAAAAACGCAATTGAAGCGCTGTTGACTGACGATCTACAGATCGGCAATACCAACACGCCTCACAAAGAAGAAAAAAGCAATGTTGAATCCCGCGAAGGACACCCGGAAACGGACCCTAATGAAAGTGGGGAAGAAACTGAGCATCTAGACGAATCTGAACACGACGAAGACTCCGATACTGACGACGGTCAGCCGGATGAATCGGAAGGTGGCGACGAGTCGAACACTGAGGAAAGCGATAACCATGATTTGGTTAGCGACGATACCACTTTCTCAATCCGCGACGGCGATAAGGAAGTTCCGGTAACGCTCGCTGAGCTAAAGAAAGGCTATACGCGCCAAAGTGATTACACGCGAAAGCTCCAAGCACTTGCCGAAGATCGAAAGACGTTAGGCAATGAAGCACAAGCGGCGCAATCTGAACGCGAACAGTACCGGCAAGGGCTCGCGCAGATTGCGGAGCTATATCAGCAGATGACGCCGCAGGAACCTACACAAGCGCAGTGGGACGAGCTACAGGCTACGGACCCGCAAACGTGGTTGGTTCAGCGCGCGCAGTGGCAAGACCACAAAGATCGCATGTTTCAAATCGCAAATGAATATCAGGCACTGACACAACGTCAACAAGCCGATATGCAACGCAGGCTGGCTGCGCGTATGGCCGAAGAATCCGAAAGGCTCAGTGCAGCTTTCCCCGAATGGAAAGATAAGGGTAAAGCACAGGCCGGTAAGCAAGCTATCCGCGAATACGCGAACACGCTTGGTTATTCGGACGACGAGATTAACTCGACTACCGACCATCGCATCTTTGTATTAGCCCATAAGGCAATGATGTACGACCGACTAGCCGGAAAGGGTAAGCCTGTTCCGAATAAACCAGCGTCTACAAAAGTTGTCCGCCCGGGTACCGCCGCCACCGCTCCTAACTCGAAACGTTCGGAAGTGACGGACGCGCGCAAACAGTTACGCAAGACCGGCAAGGTGGACGACGCCGCGCGCTTGTTTGAAAAACTTCTCTAAAGATCATTAGGTAATATCATGGCTCAATCTTTTAACACTTACGACGCTCGCGGCATTCGTGAAAACCTCGCCGACGTTATCGTAAACATTAGCCCGGTGGATACGCCGTTCCAATCGAACATCGGCAAGACGACAGCAACCAATACGTATTTCGAATGGCAAGCAGACGCCCTCACTGCGCCCAACCCGAATAACGCAGCGCTTGAGGGTGCTGATGCTGGCGCGGATACGAGTACTCCGACGAGCCGTATCGGCAACTACACGCAAATCAGCACGAAGGTTGTGCAGGTGTCGGGCTCTCTGGAAAGCGTTGATAAGGCTGGCCGTAAGTCGGAACTCGCTTACCAACTGGCTAAGCGCGGCTCGGAACTGAAACGCGATATGGAAAGCATCCTGACGGGTAACCATGCAGCTACTCCGGGTTCGGATACTACGGCGCGCAAGACCGCAGGTTTCGAATCGTTCATTCTCGACGCTAACTCGAACCGTGGCACGGGCGGTACGGCTGGCACGTATTCGGGTGGTATTTCGGCAGACAGCGGACTTCCAACCGGGTACGTGAATGGCGCTCCGACCGATGGCACGGCACGCCCCATTGACGAATCCATGCTTAAGGACATGCTCCAAAAGATGTGGCTGAACGGTGGTAAGGCCGATATGGTGATGGTTGGCGCACATAACAAGCAGGCTATCTCCGGCTTCTCGGGTATCGCTACGCGCTTCCTCGACGTTGAAGCTGGCGCACAAGCCGAAATCATCGGTGCTGCTGACGTGTACGTGTCGGACTTCGGCAGGGTTGCAGTCGTCCCGAACCGCTTCCAGCGTCAGGGCGTCGCACTTGGTGTTGACGTGGAATACGCGGCAGTTGCGTACCTGCGTAACTTTCAAATGAATCAACTGGCAAAGACGGGCGACAGTGAAAAGCGTCAACTCGTCGTGGAATACGGCCTCAAGGTTCAAAACCCGATGGCACACGGCGCTATTGCTGACCTCGCTACCTCGTAACTCTCCCGGTAGTGGCATCTAACACAAAGGGGGCTTCGGCCCCCTTTGTCGTATCTGAGGCAAATCAATCATGATTGTAAAGCATTTTGAGTCAGTGCCGGAATTCGGTATTGAGCGGTATTGGCATTACGACGAACACACGGATACGGCGACGATTGAAAATCGCCAGAATCATGACCCGGTTCTAGAGCGTAATAAACAGCGCTTCAACTCGATAGACGAACGCACGCGTTGGGGCGATTTTACAAAGGTAGCATCCATTCCGCTTGTCATCTATCAAGACCTGAAAGCGAAAGGCATTGCCGACGACCCAAGCGCGCTAAAGAAGTGGCTTAACGATCCGGAAAACGTCTACTTTCGCACGCGTCCCGGCAAGGTCTAATCATGGCGATAGATACATACGATGGACTATGTGCGTCTATTGCTGACTTTCTGAATCGTCGCGATCTAACCGCACAAATCCCTGACTTTATCCGGCTCGCTGAGGCAGCAGTAGATGCAGACGACCGTTTTCGAATCCTTCCCGCCATTACACGCAGTCAAGCCCTAATCGACGGATCGCAAGCGGACCAATGGGGGCAATACTTTCTACCGGTCCCGCGCGATTACCTGTCGATGCAGAACTTCCGGGTATTAGACCTCCCTCCCCCGGCTCGTATCGAACTCGTTACACAAACGCAGATGGATGACTTGCGAACGACTCAGCGAGTTGGACCGCCGCGCTATTACGCGTTGGCCGGGGAAACAATGGAGCTGCTACCGGCCCCGCCTACGGGCAGAGATTACACGGTTCAGATGGTCTACTACTCGAAAGTTCCAGCGCTCAGCGTGGACAATCAATCTAACTGGTTGCTGCGCCTTAATCCAAATGTCTACCTATACGGGGCTCTTATTCATAGCGCTCCGTATCTGAAAGACGACGAGCGCATTATGGTTTGGAAATCTCAGTATGAGCAACTGGCAGAAAATCTCAATGCTGCTGATGGCCGCGCGCAATTCAGTGGTTCAACAATGAAGATGCGGACGCGTCAACGCTACCGCTAATAAAGGAATCTAATCATGGCTCTTTCAGCAACTATTGAGCAAGCCATTCTGAAACACTTTTTGGGTGTTCAGGCTTATACGATGCCGACGACGGTATACGTTGCTCTGTTTACGACGACTCCGACTATGCCCGCTGGCGCTGGTGGCGTTGAGGTTTCGGGCGGTGCCTATGCGCGACAGCCGATCACGTGGACTGTTACGGGTTCTGGCCCGGCAACTGCGAATAATAGCGCTCTGGTTACGTTCCCGACCGCGACGGCGAACTGGGGGACGATTATGGGGGCCGGAATTTACGACTCCCTCACCGGGGGAACGCTGATTGATGCGGGCCCGCTCCAAGTATCGAAGATTATCGGCACTGGCGACGTGTTCGCATTCCCGGCCGCTAACTATACGATTAACCAGTCGTAAGGGGTGACGTATGGCTAACTTTGGTTACGGGGGCTTTCTCTACAGCCGGGGGCCATACGGTGTAAACACGGTGCAGGCAGGGACACTAGGGTCTGCGTGGGGCTCTACAAGCTCTCTAACGGCCTCGCGCAGGCCAACCGTGCAGATGCCAGTAGAAACGTGGCGTTGGTCCTCCACGTCGGCGGATAGCGCCATGCAATCGGGCGACCTCTCTAGCAACTGGACAAGCACGGACGTTATCTCCGGGCATGCGATCGTTGTAGCGCTCACGGCTAGCAACGGCGCGTGGGCTTCGATCATAGACGGTCAAACGGCAAAGGCCGGAACCACTGTTAGCGCGTGGAGTTCAGCAGACACGGCAATTGGTTCTCTACGCCCGTCGGGTGTTGTCCGCGACTCTGGAACATGGGTCTCCCATCTTGGCGGTGCGCTCGTCCTCGACGGGGACACTACCTCAGCTTGGTCCTCAACTAGTCAAGCATCGGGTATGCGGACGGCAGCGGGAGTCATGTATGAGTTTCTATTCAACTACAGCACAAGTAGAGGAAAGATCACAGCTAACGCCGTTGAATATTCCGATTGGATAGTGGCCAGTATCCGCATTCCAAGCATTCGCGTTTTCGGCAAAGAACACGCGGACTGGAATTCTGATTCCGAATCGAGCGGTCGTCTGCTTTGGGAAAACACGCCTCCCCCACTAGATCCCGATTGGATCACTCAAACGATTGGTCCTGACATTTGGACCCCTGTACATAAATAAGAGGTGATACGGTGGCAGATACTTTTACCCCATTCCTAAACCTTACCAAACCCGAAGTGGGCGGAGATCCCGATACATGGGGCACACTGCTTAACTCCGACTTGGATAAGATCGACGCTAATGCAGCGTTGAACATGCCGAAATCCGGCGGCACTTTTACCGGTCCCGTTACCATTGCGCAAACTACCGCACAACCGCTTGCCGTCACTTCAACCACTCAATACTCCGGTATTGTGATTGGGGGCACGGGAAACGGCACGGCCTACAACCCGCGCATTCAAACAAACGCAGACCCAAATGTAAAAGACATTGGATTCGTCAATGGTGCTAATACAGCGTATACCATGCGAATTTCTGATACTGGCGTAGTGACTATTCCGACGGGTCCGCTAAACATCGGTTCTGCCGTTTTCCAAAACGATGGAAACCTTAGCGGCCCTCTTTGGGGCGGCGCACTAAACAACTGGCTCTCTGCTAATAAGGTGCAGAAAACGGGCGATATCATGTCAGGCCGCCTGACTCTTAGTAAAGCTGGTTGGCAAGCCGATTTTGGACTACAGAACCAACGTGCAGGCGTCGGTGCATCGAGCGTCTATCTTCGCGCCCGTGACAACGGGGGTCTTGAAGTTATCAATAGCGCATATAACGCGGTCCCGTGGCAAGTCACTGACGACGGTCAAACGTATCAATATAACAACGTAAATGCCGGATCAGCGCAACTGCAAACAAACGGTAACGTTGTAGGGCCGGGCATGCCATACGGCGACCTGTTCACGGCACTGAATAACAAGGCAAGCGCGGGTGCTCAATGTGTGTATGCGAGCGGTCAAATTGAATGGGACTACGTTGGGAGTGTCAACTCCAACATTCACGGCCAGATTGACATGGGTAGCCCGTGGGTTTCCAACGGTCTGCGCGTCAATGCCTCCACCAGCTCGATTACCGCTATTTGGCAGCGCTCAATCTGGCTACGCAACCAGTAAGGATTAAGCAATCATGGCAATGGAATATTCAACCCTGTTTACTCAGGATCACATGATGCTGTGCTTACAGCGCATGTTCCCTACACTCATTCCCGGTGTCGACTATCGTTGTTTTTCACGTACAGATAGTAAAGGCAACCGCACTGGCGATCCCGAAATAGGAATATGGAATTCTGTTCCCGTTGAACAACCGCCGAGTGAATCAGCTAAGGCATTCAATAATTCAGTTAAGCAATTCTTTATTGCTAATGAATCGCTGATCCGCGCCGACTACATTCGACAGTTTCGGGACATGGAACTTGCGGCAACTGATGGGCTGGCTAACGCGCCGTCCGATGCACCTCCGGATGTACAAGCCCGCGCCGATGCATGGAAGGCATACCGCCAAGCGCTACGCGATATAACGACTCAACCGGGCTTCCCCATGAATATCACGGTTCCACAGAGACCTGACAACCAGTAA